AATGATCTGAGCATCGAGCTGGCGTGCTACGCGGACAACGCCCTGTTTCCGAAGCGGTCGGCCACTCATCTCCAGTTCGATACAGGGCGCTCCTGCGAGTACCACCTCAAGCAGGCGTGGCGCATCATGTGGCCGGAGTTCCAGTGGAACGAGTGGGCGGAGCGGATCGTCTGGGCGTGGTGTAACTATCAGATCATCACGGTGATCGGGCACGCCGCCGCGGGCAAGACGTATTGTACTTCTCGTGTCATCCTCCTCGACTATCTGGCCAAGCCCTACGAGACCTCGACGACGGTAACCACGACCAAGTTCGACGCCCTGCGCACTCGCATCTGGGGCGATGTCATGCAGGCGATTGAGCAGAGCGCGGTGAAGAACTTCCTCTATGAAGCCTTCAAGCCCACGACCACTAGCAACGAGCTGAAGTTCCAGGTCCGTAGCAAGACGAAGGCGGATGTGGACAAGTTTCTGATACAGGGCGTGGCGGCGGATTCCTCCGACGTGAACGCCACCAAGCTGCGCGGTCAGCACACCCCACGCCGCCGGATCGTGGCCGACGAGTGCGAACACATGGGCGACGTGCTGTTCTCGGCCATCGACAACGCCCGCGCCGACCCGGACTTCCGCACCGCCCTTCTCACCAACCCCTCGGATCGGTCCAGTGCCTACTGCCAGAACTGGGCCATGCCCCGCAAGGGCTGGTCGGACGTGGACGAGAACACCGCGTTCTGGGAGACGGTGCAACCGAAGGGCGTCTGTGTCCACTTCAACGCCCTCCTCAGCCCCAACGTGAAGGCCCGCAAGGTGGTCTGCCCCGGCCTCGTGGATTCCACCTACGTCGAGACCCTCCGCATCACGGAGGGCGAGCAGAGCGTGAAGTGGTATATGTACGTCCTCGGGTTCCCGCCGCCCGACGGCATGGTGAACAAGGTGTGGCCCTCCGCGACCATCGAGCAGGCCACCCCCGCCGCCACCTTCGACTTCCCTCCTGAGAAGGTGGCCACTCTCGATCCGGCGTTCACCCATGACGATTGCGTGCTCATGTTCGCGGACCTCGGCCGGCTCCGCGATGGCAAGCCCTGCTGCTCCGCCACCAAGTCGGTGAAGCTCCAAATCTCGGATGCGGGGAGCCGTATCCTCAAAGAGGACCAGATCGCCCAGCAGGTGAAAGCCAAGTGCGAGGAAGCCGGGGTGAAGCCCGAGAACTTCATCATGGACACCACTGCGCAGGGGCGCGGTGTCTATTCGCTGCTCACCACCACTTGGTCGCCGAAGGTACAGGGTATCAGTTACTCGGACGCCACCACCGACCGGCCGCTGCGCCTCAACGACGCTAAGAAGGCCAGCGAGCAGGTGCTTTACTTCTCCAGTGAGTTGTGGTTCCGCGCCTCGTATCTGGCGAAGGAGGGGATGCTCTGCGGCCTGTCCAAGGTGGACAAGAAGACCAAGGAGGATCTCGCCTCCCGCCAGTACTCGATCAAGACGCAGGGCGGCTCGGCGAAGATGATCGTCGAGAACAAGGACGAGCTGAAGAAGCGCCTTGGCCGCTCCCCCGACTATGGCGATGCCTTCTGCCAGTTCGGGGAGCTGATGGTCCGCAAGGGGATGCTCGCCGAGTTCGGCGGAGTTAGCTCTCGTCTCTCGTGGGCGCACTGCCGCAAGCTGGCGCAGAAGGCCGCAGCCCGGTTCTCCGGAGAATTTACCCATGGCCAAACTCAGACACCCTAGCGACGTTCCTCCTTGTGGCTGGCAGTATCTGGAGCCACGTACCCGCCTGACTCTCAAGGGGGACAACCTTGCCGACCTCGTCTCTCAGGTGCACACCCATCGCCAGCATAATGGTTTCCCCGATACCATTGAGCAGGCGCGGCTGGACGTGCAGCGGCAGATATGCTCGAAGCTCGGGACTCGGGAGTGCATCCCCGAAGGGCCGGACGATCCTTGGAAGCCCGTACACGACCTGACCCGCACCGCCTCGGTCACCGAGATCCTCGCCTTCAGCCGCGCCGCTCTCGACTGGCTCATGGGCGGGCGGGAGATCGTCCCCCTCGAAGTCAACGAGGCGCGGCGCAAGACCTGCGCGGCCTGCCCGATGAACCAGCCGGTGCAGGGATGCCGCTGCGCTCCGCTGTACCGCATGGTGGACCGGGCCATCCCGGAGGACCGGCGCTTCGGCGATCTGCACGTCTGCGGGGTCTGCGGGTGCAGCCTCAAAGCCAAGTGCGCGGTGCCCGGCTCCGTGGTGATCGCCTCGGACGAGGGCCGAGACCTCCCGTACCCCGTCGGGTGCTGGGTTCCTTCCGTTCTGTCAGACACCAGATAACCGCCTACCTATGAGTAATATATCAAACACCACAACGTCCAAGGCGAGCCACGCCGGGGACTCGATTCCGCAAACTCCCAAGCACGGTACCGGCGTTGGCTCTGGTGGCTGGTTGGTCGCCTTCCGTCTTGCAAACCGCCACCTCTGAAGTAGAAGGAGAACAGTGAAACCCAACACCAAGAAGGGCAAGAAACCCTCCCTCCCCGAAAACCCCTCCGGTGACGGGTTTCAGATCGCCGACAACCAGCGGCGCATCCGCGACGTGGCAAGTGCCCGCGCCATCTACGACCGTTTCGTCCTCGATAGCTCGCTGCGCATTCGCACCATCAACGAGGTGCGAGCCCAGTTGGAGGGTGGTTTGCCCTACGACCAGAGCAAGCTCGAAGAGCAGGGTGCCGGCTGGCAGACGAACGTGAACTTCGGCGATGCCCAGGCGGCGCGTGACCGCACGCTCCTCCCCTACTGGAAGCTGGTGCATGACGTGCCCCACAAGATCGCGGTGGACATCGACACGGTGAATCCCAACGCGGATCGGTGGTCGGTCGCCATCGCCGAGGCGTTCGATGACTTCCTCGCCGACTGGGGCGCGGACTATTTCGTCCAGTACATGTCGTTTGCCAAGAACTTCGTGGACTTCGGCCCCGGCGTTGTGCAGTGGGAGGACTACGACAGCCCGCGCTTCAGCGCGGTGAACGTCCAGCGCATCTACTTCCCCAAGAACGCCCGCATGAGCCCCTCCCAGTGGGATGTCGTGGCGATGGTGCGGGATGTCTCTCCGGCCGAGTTGTACCAGCGCATCAAGGACCAGAAGGCCCGCAAGACCAGCAAGGACGCCGGCTGGAATCTGGACGCGGTGGAGGAGGCCATCTACCAGTCGATGTACGGCAACTCCAAGCGCGACCCTCGGGACATGACCCGCGTGCAGGACGACATCGTGCAGAACGACGTGACGGTCGCCTCCATCTTCGAGCCCCTCCAGTTGGTGTGGCTGTACGTCCGTCAGTTCACCGGGGAGATCGGCTGCTACGTCTTCACCCGACAGGGCGGCGTGGAGGACTTCCTCTTCGAGAACGCGAGTTACTGCGAGGACTTCCGCCGACTCCTCGGAGTCGTCTGGTATGACACCGGCACCGACGGGTTGGTCCACTCGATCAAGGGCTTCGGCATCAAGAACTGCGCCTACTCGAAGCTGCTCAACCGCATGAAGTCCCGCATGGTGGACTCGGCGACCATGAGCTTTGGCATCAATTTCCAGCGGGGCGAGGAGGTGCCCGACGAGGCCCCGCCCATCGAGAACTACGGCCCGGTCAACGTAATCCCCAACGGGCTCACGCAGGTCGGCATCTACCCGAGGTTGCAGGAGGGCATGGCCGTCATCGAGACCCTTAGCCAGAACCAGGCCGAGAACAACGCCCTCTACCGCCAGCAGCAGCAGTCCCTCATCCAAAAGTCCGACACGGCGACGCAGGCCAACATCCTTGCGGGGATGAGCGGGGAGCTGACTGAGGCCAGCGCCAGCATCTACCTCTCCCAAGTCGGTGAGAACGTGTTCTCCGAGTGCGTCCGCCGTCTGCGCCGCAAGGGCAACACCGACAAGGACGCCAAGGCGTTTGTCCGTCGCCTGCGGGAGAAGCGTGTCCCCGACGAAATCATCTTCGACGTTGAAGTGCGTGTCCGCACCGCAGCCACGGCTGGTCTCTCGTCTCCGATGCTGCGGGCGCAGAAGGCCCAAGCCATGCTCGGCATGATGAACATCCCCGGCGTCAACGGTCGATACTGGTTGGAGCAATACATCGCCAACAACTTCGGCTCGCAGGCCGTCACCAAGGGTCTTCTCCCCGAGGGTGCCCAGAGCAACCCGCAGCAGCGCCGCGCCGCTCTTTTGGAGAACATGGCCTTCGGTCAAGGTACGCCGCTGCCGGTGGATCAGGCCGACGCCCACTTCGAGCACGCAGAGGAGCACCTCAAGCCGATGGAGGTCATCGCTGGGCAGTTCATGCAGACCCAGCAGATTTCGCCGGAGCAGGGCGCCGCCCTCCTCATCGGCATCGAGCACACCGGCCAGCACATGGCCATGCTCAAGCAGGACAACACCCAAGCGGACAAGTTCCAAGCCCTCTGGCCCACGTTCACGCAGATCCAGACCGTCGCCAAGGGGGTCATCTCGTTCCTCCAGCAGCAACAGGAGCAAGGACAGCCCCAGCAATGAGCAGGGACCGCGACGAACATTTGGCGGACTGGCTTCGCTACACCGAAGACCCCAGCTACGACCCTCTACCTACCTATGCCACGCCCAAAGAACCCCAACCCTCCGCTGCTGCCGAAGCCGCCGAAGCCGCCGAAGACGATCTCCTCTGACGCTTCGTTCATCTCCCCCGTCGCCGCCGTCGTGCGGCCGAAAATCGCCCCCCTGGACTACGAGGAGCGTGAGCAACTGCGCACGATGCTGCACTCCCCGGTGTTCCGCAAAGCGTGGAACAACGTCCTGCTCTCCCGCCCGTCGGTGATGCCGCCGATGCCAATGGG